GATGGTAGCATGTTCTGTTATTGTCGGCGCAGATGCTGTTAGGTCTACACCATCAGATGTTCTCACAAGAAACTCCCAGTCCGGAGAGAGGCCGGATACTGGGAATGGTGGACTCAGGACGCTAGGGTCCGCTATTGGAGCAAGTATGTATCTAACGGACATTAGTCATACCTCCTACCAAATATCGTCCCCATTGTGGCTCTGAACCATACATATGGCTGCATTACCAGCGATAGAATAGCTTCTACAATATCTGTAAGAAATACCCTACCACATAGGCTAATCTCATGCCCGCTGCCCACACGCCCTCTCGTCGCCATCAAGTGTGCCATTATGCTTTCACAACCTTGTATGTGGTTGGTACAGTTTGGCTTCCAGTATATGACGCTACTATATTATATGTAGCTATTACATCGCTACTAGTTCCAACTGATGCTGGATCAGAGTACACTCGCATTCTGGCGGCAGTCATTCTGCCGTTACCATCAATAGTCACATTGTCCATGTAGAAGTTTTCCTGTGTAAGACCAAGTAGCCGAGCGATACTAGTTGGAACGTCGGCAAGATCAGTAACAGTATCAACAGTCCCACCGGTGATGGTCCTCGATCCAGCCGACCATACATCCGACGCAGCAGCAGCCGCAGTTGCTGCCCTTTCACCAGCGGTCAGCTCCATAGCATCTCCTGGGTCGGCTGTACCTCGTGAGCTTATAGCGGCGTCGATATTAGCGCCATCGAACGGAGTGCTATCAGAGAGAATAGAGTCACGCACGTCATTGGCTGAATGCGACGACCGTGAGCTTATCGCGACGTCTATATTCGCCCCGTCAAACGGCGTGCTGTCGGCTAGGATAGCGTCGCGGACATCGTTGGCCGAGTGCGAGGAGCGCGAACTCACAGCGGCGTCTATGTTTGCTCCATCAAACGGCGTGTTATCGGAGAGAATGTCATCCTGCGTCAGCGCCGGATTACTAGCGTACCCGGACCACGCGTTGTTGCTACCGTTATCTACTTTGCCACCGTCGGAGCCGCCGGACGCGCAGAAGGCGAATGTATTCTGGTCTGCCCCGCTAACGGTCTCAAATCCGGCGGTCGTGTTGCCGAGGCTCGTGCAGTTCAGAAGCTGGTTGAGGTCTGCGCCGCTCCCGCTCAGGTAGAAGCCCCGCACGGCACCCCCAGCGCCGACGGCCTTACAGTGATCAATGCGGTTGTACTTGCTGGCTATGTCAAAGCCGGTCGTCGAGTGCTCGATGCTTCTGCAGTTCCTCAGCCACGTGGCGTCGCCATTGGTATCAAAGCCGATAGAGCACTGGCAGGCGCAACAACCCTCGACGATAACGTAGTCCGCCCCGGCCTGCACATCCAGCCCGACGCTCGCGCTACTCGGGTGGAATATGGCTCCGACAATCTCACAGGACGACGCACTTATCGTGAAGCACGCGGACGCTCCGCCGCTGTCTATCACAACGCCGGGCTCGCAAAGGATCACCACGCTGGAGGTGGACAGCTCCAGGTTGCTTTCCGTGTATGTAGCGGGACCGACCACGATGGTCTCTCCCGCGCTCGCGACGGCCAGCGCCGCGCCAATGGTAAGGAACGGACTATCGGGCACGTCACCATCGTTGCCATCGTCGCCGCCCACGCCGTCCACGTACCAGGTCGTATAGGGCGAGCGTTCTAGCTGGCGGATGCGTCGCGCCAACGAGTTCGGCTCGTTGTGCCCGGCGAATGAGTGATCGAGCGTCTCCTCGGCGACATCGACGATAGCGTCGGCAGTCAGGGAGTAACCGGTCTTGTCATTGTTCGTGGTCAGGGCGTCGGCAGTCTTCACGCCCTCGACCTTGTTCGTGTTGGGGTCATAGCCTGCGTCAGCGAAGTCTTTCAGATCGGTAGCGGACTGGCTATCGCCGCCGATCTGCGTCAGATCGGCCTGTAGCACATCGCTACCGGCCACGAGTGCATCGTATACGTTCGCGGGCAGGACCATGAACTCGTGCCAGACGGGTAGTGCGCCGCTCACGTTGACGGCCAGCGCGAGTCGCCCTGCGGTGCCGATGTCGGTTGCGTTGGCCGGGCAGTTGTAGTAGCCGTTCTCGTCGTGAGTGCAGGCGTTGGCGTCGTCCTTTTGTGCGAAGTCCCCACCGTTCTTGCTCAGACGCACATCGGCCTGTGCGATGGTGAGCCCAGTCTCGGGGGTGACACCATCCGTGCTATCTACGAACGGGCCGATCTTCAGCGTCACAGCCGTAGACTGCCTGAGAAGCTGCATTATGCCGTCCTCCGCCTACGGTAGTAGTAGTCCATCGCGGGTATCACGTTCGCCGCCGCTACTGCCCACGCCCCGCCGAACAACCCCTCCGTCCATGCCTGTGGGGCGAGCGGATCGTCCGCCCATGTCGGCGCGGAGTTGACACTACTCACGTGGTTGCCGTTGCCACTTAGGTCCCTACAACCCCAGTCTGTGGCGTTGACCACCGCGCCACTCGGCCCGATAAGCGGCCAGTATAACAGACAGTTCGGATCGCCGACCAACCACCACGGGACGCGCCCCAGATTGTAAATGGCCGAAATTTCGGTCTGTGACAAGGCTCGGTCGAACAGGAACGCATCCGCGATCATCCCGGTGAGGTAATCCCGGTCTCGCTCGTCCCGCCCAAGTTGCATAGGACGTGTCGTATCATCGGGGTCGAGTGCTTCTCCGCTCTTATCAACGGTGGTTGTCTCCATGACCCCGTTGACATATCCTCGCATCACTCCGTCATACGTGAGAACGATGTGGGTCCAGGTGTTGGCCTGTACGGGGTTGTCGTTCAGTACCAACTGCGTCTCGTCGCCATCAAACCCGAGGAAGCATTCCACGTTTCCATTTGCTGGCTCAATGCGTATGATAGCATGAGCGTAGGTGCTACCCGCTCCGTTATTCCAGACGGAATGCTCATCTGCACCGCTCAGGTCCGTGTAGACCCACGCCCCCAAGGAAAGATCAGTCCACCCGCCCATGCCGATCACTGGCCCAGCCAGATAGTTCGAACCGTCAAGCGCAATCGCCATCGCGCACCTCTACGTAGTGGTGTAGCTCAGTACGACCGCTCGCACCTCGGCGTCGCCGGTCGCCGTGTCATCTGTGCCGTCATCGGCGTCGCGCTCCAGCTTGACAAAGAGCAGGTCGCCCGCCACCATGCCGTCGTCGTTGCTGAGCGTGATATCCAGTTTGCTCATGTACCCCGCCGTGCCGGGAACGGTCTCATTCGCCGCGTTTGGCGTGTCAAAGCTGTCTGTGTCTATGTCGGCAGCATCATCCGGCGTCACCGCCATGACGCTGGCCTCGAAATCCACCTTCCCCGACGTAGCCGATGCCATCGAGTAGTAGATGCTCAGCACGGGACTTGAGCCGTAGTTGTCCGGCACGACCCCCGCGAAGCGCGCCTGCTCTACCGTGCTGTCGTCGAAGGTCAGATACGAGTGCCCGTTGGCATTGGCGGCCCACGTCGCTGGGGATGAGCCACCACCAGCATAGCGCAGTGGTATCTCTGCCGTCGCCATATCAGCTCAACTCCTTCAGCATCGCCAGCGTGTCGGCGTGTGTTGCGCCCAATGCCGCCAGATCGTCAGCCAGCGCGTTGATGGCCTGCAACTGCGTCACCGTCACGCCGTAGCCTTGTAGGGTTCCGTCCGGCTCCTTCGGCCACGCACCTATGGCCTCTGTGTTCTCAGCAGCGAATGCGCGCCATCGACTCACATCGCTTGCGAAGTCCGCCACCGCGCTGCCGAGTGCCTTCACCTCGCGTCTGGTCTGCTTGCTCAGTGCCAATGGCATCTGCTCTCACTCCTTCCTACGCTTACCTCCGCCGCCCCTTGCCTACCTTCCGCGTCGGCTTGCACCCGCCCCGTCCTCTGTTTGCTCGCTGTCCGCGACCGGACCCGTCCCGCTTCGGCACGCCGCGCTTCGCCATCTCGTCTCACCTTCTCGGATTGAATCAGAGTCTTCGTCCGTCACCATACACCGGGTGCATCGGAGGAGCAGGT